GGCTTGGTTAAGAAATGAAGCGTATTCCGCGCAAACCAGGACAGCCAGCCAAGTCTAAGAAACATTCGGATCTCTACACTGATGAGAATCCAAAGGGTACAATTACTGGATTGAAGTTTGCTACTGTCAAAGATGCAGAAGCGTCTGTAGGTAAGATTAAACGCTCCGGTAAACCTCACGCTCATAAGATTCAAGCTGCTATTGCTATGGAGCAAAGAGCCAGGGCAGCAAAAAAAACTGGCGCAGCGTCGGTATATAGGACATATATTAACGCAATGAAAAAAAAGACGGAGGCTCGTAAAAAATGAACTTCGATAACAAAGTCCCCATTGCAGTTATTGTTACTGTCATCCTTCAGGCAGTAGGTCTTATTTGGTGGGTATCTCAGCAAGCTTTTACAGTTGATAATCTCAAAGAAGAAGTAGGTGGTCTGTCATCTAAAATGGCGATTGAGCAGAATGTTAACCTTCGCCGTGACGTTGCTGAGCATGACCGCAAGATTAAAGCTATCATGGAAGAGCTGAGAGAACATGGTACTATGGGCAACATGATGGCTAAGATGATGCAGAAGTCTGCTGTTATGCAGAAAGATGTTGAGCGTAATCAAGAATTAATCGACGAACTCTGGGATGAGCTTGAGGAACATCAAGATACCCACAGAGCAAACAGGAATGATGGCCGGTAGTATGGCGCTAAAGAAACCTCAGAAAAGTCTGAAGTCTTGGACAAAGCAGAAGTGGCGAACCAAATCTGGAAAACCATCAGCAAAGACTGGGGAGCGCTACCTCCCTTCTAAAGCAATCAAGTCCCTTAGTGCAGCTGAGTATGCTGCTACTACTCGTGCTAAACGTAAGGGGACCAAAGCAGGTAAGCAGTTCGTCAAGCAGCCTCCTAAGATAGCTGCCAAGACACGAAAATATAGAAAGGTTTAACTATCATGGCTTCGGGACAAATGAGACGTAAAAACAAATCATCTGACGCATCAGTAAAGTCAAAGATGGATGATCTCCAAAAAGATTATAAAAAAGCAATGGACAAATTTAATAATACTGATAGCAGGTATATTAAGGATGTTCAAGAACTGCGTATAAAAAATTTGTTAAAGCAAATTCAAAATCTTAAAGATAAGAATCCTAGTGAACTTAAATCCATCAAAGTACCTACTGCGATGCCTAAGAAACCTACAGAAAGCAAGTCTATTTTAGGGGGCGGCACTCCTCCGGGTGAAAGAGCCTTAGAAAATATTCGTAAAGCTGTAGCAGGAGATTCAAAACCAAAGTCTCCTAGTGGACAAATGAAAAGAGGGCAAAAGAAGGCAGACGAAAAGTTGAAGCCTCTTGGGCCTACTAAAAATATTAAGGATGTCAGAGGTACCAAGTCAGTTCCCAAGTCAGCTCCCAAGACAGTAGATACTAAGTCACGACGAAAAACCTCGGTTGAATCTATGACTAATGAGGAAATTAAAAGAGGCATGGGCAGCAAGAGAAAAGCCGCCGAAAAGTCTGGTGATACTACTCCTCAAAGAAAGAAGCCGGGACGGTTCAGCGAAGAGAATGTAAAAAGAGTAATGAAGGAAAAGTTCGGGATCGACGTAACCTACGATAAGGGTGATGAACTTGATCCGTTGGTAGCTCGTGGAGAAGAGCCTGGCCGGAAAAAAGGTGGCATGGTTCAGTTTACTAAGCGTGGTGGAATGTATAACAAACCAGCGAGGAAAAATTCTAAAGGATGACTGAGCAACAGGAAAAATTCCTTAATGCCTTATTCGGAGAGGCGCAGGGTAACTTTAGGGAAGCCATGGATATTGCTGGCTATGCTAAGACAGAGTACCCTGCTCGCATCATCCGTACTATGAAAGCAGAGATTATTGAAAGGGCTGAGTATATGTTGGCGGCTAACGCTCCTAAAGCGGTCCTGTCAATGTCTGGCATTTTGGATGATCCTAGCGCACTAGGCAACCGGGATAGACTAGCAGCGGCCAAAGAGATTCTTGATCGTGCTGGTATCGTAAAGACTGAGAAAGTAGAACATAAAACTAATGGGGCGGCTATTGTAATCTTGCCGCCGCTAGAGGACGAGGATGGCTCAACGGAAGATTGATCATCTACGAACTGAGAAGTACAAAGCCAGAGGAAAGTTACCCTTCGGTTTTGACAGGGAAGTAGATGAAAATGGAGTTGGGTGGCATACCCCTGATCCAAAGGCTTTGGAACTTTTGGGCGAGGCTATTGATCATGTGCGATCAGGACGTTCGGTTAGAACTGTTGCAGCTTGGTTGGAAAGCGAAACCAATCGAAAGCTGTCCGCAACAAGACTACACAAACTTGCTTGGACTGAAGAAGAGTTACTTCAACGTAGAAAACAACGTAGAAAAAAGCTTACCCCAGCCCAGCGAAAGTTGGAAGATCTTAAAAACACTGAGAAACAAACTCGGATTAAAGCCGAGCAAGCTAAACGTCGCTTAGATAAGGCTAAATCTTCTAAAGAGCCTTCTGTAGTTGAGGGTTTAGATTTTGGTGGTGAACCTGTTGAAGAAAGTCGGGAAGTGGCTTTCCGGCCTAACCCCGGTCCTCAAACTCAGTTTCTTAGCGCAAATGAGCGAGAGGTATTCTACGGCGGTGCTAGGGGTGGCGGTAAAACTTATAGCTTGCTCATTGCTCCTTTACGCTTTGTGGATAAGCCTACATCTCGTGCATTACTAATTCGTAGGTCTATGCCAGAACTTAGGGATGTTATCTTTCAGACGCAGCAGCTATATCCTAAAACAGTTCCAGGTGCAAAGTTTAAGACCCAAGAAAATACTTGGCACTTTCCTTCTGGTGCTCGTATCGAGTTTGGATACTGCGAAAACTTACAGGACGTTTTGAGATATCAGGGTCAGTCTTATTCGTGGATCGGTGTAGACGAATTACCCCAGTATAATACCCCGGATGTTTGGCACTTTCTAAGATCCTCACTCCGGTCAGCAGATCCAAGTATTCCTCTTCACATGAGGGCTACAGGAAACCCAGGAAACGTTGGATCACGATGGGTTAAAGAGTTATTCATTGAACCAGCTAAACCCGGTGAACGGTTTGCTGAAAAAGTTGAATACGAGTTAGAAGGACGTACTCTGTCCACGGAGATCACTCGGAAGTTTATTCCGGCCTCTGTATGGGATAATCCCTACCTGACGCAAGACAGTAGCTACATTGCTATGTTGGCGTCCTTGCCAGAGGTTAAACGGAAGCAGTTTCTGTATGGTGACTGGGATGTAGTTGAAGAGGGAGCCTTCCCCGATTTTGACAGATCAAAACACGTTGTTGAGCCGTTTGAGATTCCTAGTGGCTGGACAAAGATTAGAGCTGCCGACTTCGGGTTTTCATCTCACTCTGCTGTTTTGTGGGGTGCAATTGACTACGATGATAATCTGTGGATTTATAGAGAATTATATATTAATCGCTTGACAGCCGATCAATTAGGGCGTATGATACGCGACGTTGAAGAAGGCGATGGAAAGATCTATGATGCAGTGCTTGACAGTAGTTGTTGGGCAAGACGAGGAGATCGAGGTCCATCTATCGCTGAGATGATTAATGCAGAGGGTTGTAGATTTAGACCTTCTGATAGATCACCAGGGTCTCGTATCAGTGGTAAGATTGAGATACATAAAAGATTGATGGAAGATGAAGAGAGTGGCGAGCCAGGGCTTAGGTTCTTTGAGAACTGCCCTAACGTCATTAGACAGATCGCTTCTATTCCTCTCGACAAGCGTAACCCTGAAGATGTTGATACTCACGCTGAAGATCACGCTTATGACGCTCTCCGGTATATGGTTGCTTCTCGACCTACTAACATTCGGATTGCTTACGAAAATACACCAAAGGCAAAGTGGAAACCTTCTGATTCTCGCTTTGGTTATTAACAGGAGCTATTATGTCTGACGAAGATTTTGAGAACGATGCAATTAATGTCTTAGACGACGGGGATGATGAAGAACGTGGTCAGTATACTAACATCGTCAGTTATGTTGAACAACGCTTTGAGAGAGCGAAAGATTCAAGATATTATGACGAAGGGCGATGGCTTCAAGCATATAAAAACTACCGAGGTATCTATGGCCCGGATGTTCAGTTTACGGAGTCTGAGAAATCCCGTGTCTTTATTAAGGTTACTAAGACGAAAGTTCTTGCTGCGTATGGTCAGTTAATCGACGTTCTGTTTAGTCAGAATAAATTTCCTATTGGTGTTGAACCCACACCTATTCCTGAAGGCGTTGCTGATACCGTACACTTTGATCCTAAAGAAGCAGAGCAAAATGCTGCTGCTGAACAGTTTGGAAATGTATACGGCTTTCCTGGTGATGGTCAAGATCTTCAACCCGGCGATACTGCGGAAACTCTCCGCGAGCGTCTAGGACCGCTTAAAGAGGATCTTCAAGATATCAAGGGTCTGAAAGAAGGTCCAGGCGTTACTCAATCTGCTATTAACTTTCATCCAGCTCAGGCTGCTGCCAGGGCAATGGAAAAGAAAATTAAAGATCAGTTAGAAGAATCTGCTGCTACTAAGCATCTTCGATTTAGTTGCTTTGAGTGTGT